CTATCTTTGATGCTAAAGATGTGCAGATAAGAGGTAAACTAGAAACTAAAGATGTTACAGGAAAGTCAGGTATTCTATATGCTTTGCGTGTAGAGGTTAATGAGGATGGGGATAGAGAATATGTTTTTTATGGCTTAGGGGAAGATAAGGTATTTACTGATTTTAATGAAGCAAAGACTTATTTTGATTCTGTTAAACCAATGGGTAAAGATGATTTAGATTTAAATAAACCTATATCAAATCCTATAAAGGATAGTATTATGAGTTTTGTTCAGCCTGAAAATGGTAAATTAAAAACAGGTCATTTGAATATAACATTTAAAAAAATGAAATTAACTAAAACTGATATAGCGGCATTGACTGGTGATTATAGTAATGAAGAAGTAGATAATGTTAAAGACATTTTAGAAGCATCTAGAGATAGAAAAAAAGTGTTAGAAGCAGAAAAAACAATCAGAGACAAAGCAAATGCTTCTGTATCAATTGATGAGCAAAATAAATTAATCATTGAATCTGATGAAGGAGATGAAGATGTTGTTGATATAGATTCTGAAAAAGAAATTCTAGAAGAAATTATTGAAACATATGGTGCAAGTTTCGTTGATGCTGCTATAAATAAAGAACCTCAAGAGTTTTTAGAATGGTATAAAAAACCTAAACAAAAAAGAATAGTACAAGATAAAACTGTACGACTTGGTACAAAAGAAGTTGAAGATGTTGGTAGATTAAAAATGACTCCTAATATTTTTCCTGTATTTAAGATAACTAATATAACAAGAGAATATATGTCTGAATATAATTTTAAAATAAACAAAACATTTTTATCTTCTGAGCGTAGTGCAAGTAGTAAAGAAGGAGAATATCAAATGTCAGATATAGGAAGAATTAATAGATTAAAGGCTACATATAGAAACTTAGAAAGAATGGTAGATAGATTTTAAATGGGGTAAAATAAATGGGTAAAGCATCATCACCAAGCGATTTCACGAATATAGATGTTAACTATTCTCAAGGTAAGGGATATTATACTAGGCACTTTGATGTATCTGCACTATTACAAATTGGAGAATTTACAGATAGCACTACACCGAGTAGAGGAGAAGTAGGTGCAATAATTAAAAGAGTTGAGGATAAAATAGACGATAAAGTAGGACATCCTTTTAGACCAATAATATACAGAGATGAAGTACACAATTTTGAGTTCTTTAGACACGCCCAATATCCAGTACAACCATACAAAGACTATGTAGGGTTTATACAATTAGAAAGACCTAAGATAATGAAAATAGTTAGGTTAGAAGTTTGGCAAGGTAATAATTATGTTGATTTGGCTTCTGCTACTGCTTCTTATTCTCCACCTGCAACTGGTTCAGGATACAATTTAACTTTAGGTGTTGGTAACTTTAGTTTTGTATTAACAGAAGGTACTCATTTCTTTGGTTCATACGGTAAAAAAACTACTGCTAGTCAGATAGCAGATGCAGTCAATGAAGTATTCCCACAAAATACTGCACAATTTACAGGTGAAACTGTGGCTAAATCTAGAACTGCTACTAGTGGTTCATTAACTAGAAATATATCTGATTTCTTTTATGCATCTACTGATACTGAAGATAGTAGTAAAGTGATTATCTCTTCTCTATTACCCGGTGATGATGGTTCAGATTGTACTATAACTGCAAGTGCAGGAAGTAAGACTAACTTTACTGATAATCAAGACCAAAGAAGATTAGGGGATTATTGGACTATTAATAGTGAAGGTAAAATATTCTTTTTGAAAAATTACCCTTATGTTCAAAATCATTCTTGTAGAGTAACTTATGTTAGTGGAGATAGAAGAGTACCGGGAGTTATACACGATGCCGCGACTAAATTAGTTGCAGCAGAAGTTATTCGCCATGATGATAATTCTATACTAATAGCAGAAACAGGTTCTAATATAGATTTGAAAACTAAGCATGATATATTAGTTAAAGAAGCAATGGAAACTCTAAATGGTAAAAAGATAGTAATTTATAGTTTGTGATATTATGAAAAATTTAATGAATCGCTTTAATGAGATTTTGGAAATACATAAACAAAGGAATCTATTATTAAAAGAGATAGAGGAAGATTTAGGATTTGATATGAGTTTTTCAGAAGAAGATACATTAAAAAATGCTTTAGAAGTTTTCAAAGCAGAATTAGAAAAAGAAATTGCTAAAGAGGTTTCATCATGGATGAAGTAACTTTTATTATTGAATTATTGAGTGATAATTGGTCATCTGCTGCAAGCACTTTACAATCTAGAGGAGATATAACTTCATCACATATTGAGACTCCTAGATTTATTGATGTGCGTTCTATTGCACCAAATGAAGGAAGAAGAATTGATGTTGATTCTCAATCAGTAATAATTGTATTTGAAGATAGTAATAGTACAGAATATCCTACCATAGATTATTCCGTTAGAAATGAAACTTATACATTTACTTTACATTTGAGAGTATTGCATCGTAGAGATTTTAGTACATTGACTTTTTCTAGGGATAGATTACAAGCATTATATAGAATTGCTAGGTATATTATAGAAAATAATGGCCTAAATCCTACGGTAAATGCAGGTACTTCTACGGAAGAGAGTGCAGAGTTGATTAAACTAACAGGAAGAAGCGAAGCCAATGATAGAGGAAAAAGGTTATTAGGATACAAACTTTCCATTGAGTTAAAGCGGTTCGCTAGAAGCATCTAAGGTGATGAAAAAATGAGTAATGAAATATTTGTCGGTAGCGGCACACAAGCAACAATGATACCTGAAAGCAATATTTTACTAGGTACTGGATGTACATACTCAGGAAAAGTAATTACATTTAATGATACCACAATAAAACTAGTTCCTAATTTATATGTTGGTTGTGAAGTTAAATTAGTAGAAGGTAGTGATACTGAATATCATACTATAACACAAAATGATGTTACTACAATTACTGTTGATGCGAGTATTGGTGCTGCATTAGGTTCAGGTAGTGTAACTGCAACAATCCAAAAGTTTGGTGCTCCCGTACCTGCCCCTCAGTCAGCCATTAATAGTGGCAATAGACACGCTTTATTATCAGACAATTGGCTAGGTGTTGTTAATGAATTTACTCCTCCTAATGTTGAAGTCGAAATGAAACAACTTAATTTGGCAGTTTCAGGTACACGAAACTTTGCACATCAATATAAAGGGGCAGAAACAGTAAGTGGTGGTTCTTTAGATATTTCTTTGAACAATGGTTCTTGGTTTTACTATGCTTTAGGTAAGATTAATGCAGTAACACATGATGCGACTGCTACTAATATTAATAGTAACAGCAAAACTGTTACAACTGGTGATGATACAACTAAGTTCTTTAGAGTAATTGGTGGTAATGAATATCCACCATCTGCAACTAATACGGGTGCTAGTTCATTGCAAGAGATTGGTACTGGTACTATTGCTTATACATTTACTGAGTTAAATGGTCATGAATTACCTTCATTTGCTTTGGATGTAAGTTATAATAAAGCATCTAATACCAATAGATACGTTTTGAATGATGATGGGGCATCTATGTATTCAAGAGTATTTACAGGATGCCAAGTTAATACTATGACATTAAACTTTGAAGAAAGTCAAGAATTAAAAACTAGTTTGGATTTAGTAACAAGAAGTGCATTCGATGCACCTGAAAATTATACTCCTCACAGAAGTTTAGAAGGGGCAACTGGATTATACAACTATGATGCAACTACAACTACACCATATATGTATTCTGACGGTTCTATAACGCTGTTCGGTCAAACTTATGCAAGAGTAAAATCAGGCAGTTTAACCATCAATAATAATATAACCCCACAAAGATTTATTGGTAATACCAACAGGCAAGTAATGTCTGCACATATACCTGCACAAAGAACATATGAATTATCATTAACATTATTAATTACTGATAGTAAAATATGGAAGGAATTAAGAGAACAAGAAGAATACGATACAGATACAGGAACAATCAAATTAAGATTTGAAAAATCTGCTAGTGATTTCATAGAGATAGAATTAGATGATTATATTATTCAAAGTGTAGATGTTCCTTTTCCAAGTGATAAATCTGCAATCGAGGTAACAGCGACTATATCTGCAAGAACATTATCTTCTTGTAAATATACAGGTAAATGGGTAATCCTAAATGATGATTGAGGGTTTTCATATGGTAGGGGCGGCTGCAATTCTCTTCCCCTACCACCTTTCTAATATGGAGGCATAAATAGAAAGAAAATAATATATTATATTCCACTAACAGTCGTTTGTTTGTTTGTTAGTTTATTGAAGGTGGAAAAATGGAAAAAAAAGTAATAAGTGATAAGAGTAAATTGTTTGCAGCCGTAAATACTGAATGCCATCATTTGAGGGTTGACCCCGATTCTGATGAATACCTAATGGTTTGGGTTAAAGAACCAACTTGGTTACAAGTAGAACAAGCGTTATCAAGCGTGATGGATATAGATTCATCAAATCAATCTTTTGGATTAGATTTGAATAAAATGTATAGATTCATGGTTGAAAACTTTGTTGAAAAAACTGAACCTAGTTTAAGTTCAATCGAACTATTACGTTTAAGCCCGTATGTAGGAGCACAATTAAAAGAAGTGCTACCTAACCCCTTCACAGATATGATGGGGGATGATACGGGAAACGAAGAATAATTCGTAGAGCATTAAAAGGCGGTGAAGTATCGCCTATGATAGCATCTAAAATTATGATTTATACTTATGCTAGTACGTTTAATATAAATCCGTTAGATGCATATAATACTCCCGCTTCTCTAGTTAAAGAGATGTTAGATATACATGGTGAAGTTAAAAAAATAGAATCAGAGGAAATACAAAAGGCAACTAAACAGAAGTGATAATATGTCAGAAGAAGTAGATGAAATTAAAGATAGTTTAGATGATATTACTTTATTATTGACTAGAAGTTCTTCTCAGGCATTTAAATTTAAAACTGAAATAATGGGAATAAATAAAATAGTTTCCGGTAAAAACTATGAAATTTTAAGTAGATTTCTTTCAGGTACAGGTGCTTGGAGAGTATTAAACAAAGCAAAGGCATCTATTTTGACTATGGTTCAATTAATGGATAGAGCAGAAAGGTCATCTTTAGCAGAAGCACAAAAATTTCAATCATTACAGAAAGCACTAGAACAAGAACGTAAATTAATGGCTTTACAAGAGGCTATTCGAGATGAAAATATAGAAAGTATAAAAGATAGTTTCAAAAATTTTGATGCTTTAGCAAAGGTGTTAGGTTCAGAACAAAAAGCATTAGCAAAAATATCTAAAATGACAAAAGACCAGTTAGCCATCCAAAAGGATATTGTAAAGGCTGCAACTGATGATACAGGTACTTTAACTAGATTAAAAGAATGGGCTGAGGGTACAAAAATAGGTACAAGAATAACTTCAATGGCACGGTCAATACCTACTGAAGCAGAACGAAAACAAATTACATTATTGTACGCTTTGACTGGTACTAATCTTGCTATATTAGCAAAGAATAACGAGGCTGCTAAACATTTAGAAACAATTTCCAATAGAGGTAAAGAAGTAGCAGGTGGTATTAAAGGGAGAATAGGCGGTCTTATTGGTTTTGCTAGGAAAAAAAGAGATGAGGAAATAGGGAAACAAGGTCTTGGTGCATTTGAAAGTAATTTCATTAACAAGGGTATATCGGGAATATTTGGCTTTTCAGAAGAAAATGTAAGAATGTTTAGGTCAATAGTTAATTTGAATATGGCTAAACAAGGCATAAAAGAAATTAGAGAAAAAATACAAGCAAAGGCGAGTGAAATATCAACTAGGATATTTTCAGGTATTGCTAATGGGGGCATTAAAAAGTTCTTTAAAAAGACGGTAGATAATTCTATAAAATTAGTACAATTTTTAATGAGAGCATTATTGTATTTTACTGTAATTATAACAGGATTATTTTTAGTTTATAGAATATTTAAAGCAATACAGCCTCAAATAGAAGAAGGTTTCAAAATAGCAAGAGAGGCTTTTAATGCCCTTTCAATTATAATTGGTGCAGGTTTAGAGTTAATAGGAAGCGGTATAGAAGATATAAAAACCGGATTTGAAAATGGTGATTACTTTACTGTAATTTGGGGCATATTACAAGTATTTGGTGGAGTCATTACTACTGTTATTGGTGTGGCAGTATCGGTTATAGCAGCAGTATTAGGTGGTATAGCAGGGACACTATTAGGTCAATGGGATTCAACAAAATCAATAGGTTCTAATATTGCTAATTTAGTAAGAACTGCTGCATATGTTCTTACAGCAGTAGCATTCTTAGCAGCATTCTTTGTCGGTTTCCCTGCGATTATAGCAGGTCTATTCTTTGGTGCAATCGCTATACTAATAGAAACATTAGCGGGTAAACTTGGATTCTTTGCTAATGGTGGTGTAACTCGTTCAGGTTTATCAATAGTAGGAGAAAGAGGGCCGGAATTAGTTAGATTACCAAAAGGTACTAGAGTTCATTCTAATACTGAAAGTAAACAAATGCTAAGTAATGCAGGTGGAAATACAATACATGTTCATGTTAATGGTAGAGTTGGTGCATCTGATGCAGAAATAAGAGATATAGCAAATAAGGTTGCTAGAGAAATTAATATTAGAATGAATAGAACAAGTTCAACGGTGAGTATGTTATGACGGAATTAGTAGTATTTTTAGAATTAGCAAGAAGAAATGATGTTAGTGGAACTAATAGTCACGTTAATAGAATACCCCTATATGTTACTGAATTAACATTTAACACAAATAAAACTGTACCAAATATAGGAATACCTTTCTCCGGTGCAATAAAAGGAGAGTCTACCAACCTAGCATTTGATATGGGTCTTTCACAAAAAACTGTAAGTATTCAAGGTGTGTTATTAGAACAACAGATTGTAAAAAATAATAATGATGGCTCAGATAAAACAGTTACATTTACTCCATATGAACTAGCACAACTTATTCATTCTTATACTGATTCAAGTAGTTTTCAAGATGACCAAAGCGTAAACAAATTATTAGTGTTTTATCCTAGTAAAGTAGATAACAGTTTTAATCAAAGAACAGAAGATAAAAATGGTAATACTGTTACAGCAGCAGAAATGGTTGCATTAGATATTGGTAATGCTCCTTTAATACCTTGGAATTGGAAAAATAGAGCGTATGATAATACATTTACTGCGGGAAGTGGTAATACAACAGATTCACCTTCTACTGCTTTTGATATAATAAGTAAAACTAGCAACCATATTGGTCTTAAAGGGTTTGTACGTTCATTTAGCAGTACATTTTCAGGGGCAGAATATCCTAGTGTATCTTTTACTATGGAGTTTGAAGAAGCAACTGTTATTGCGGATAATTTCTTTGATTGATTGGGGGTGTAAAAATAGCAAACGTATATGTTGGAGAATCTAGAAAACTAGTTTTTCCCGTTATGTGTGATGGTTTTTTAAAAATAGAATATGATGATACCAATATTACTACCTCTAAAGGAAGTTTTTGGAATCATAGTGATAGTTTTGTTTTTGAAACTATTATATCTCCATATGATGTAAATGGATTTGGTCATGAAACTGATAGTAGTAAAGATACATTAGATTCAACTAAAACTCCTCCAAGCCCAATTACAGGTGAAACACTTAGTAATTTTGAAAGTGGGGTTTTCTTTGGTGCTAATAGATTTACACATAAAATGATGTTATTTTATAATGAATATTTTCAAGTATATTTAGAAAATACAACTACTCATAATTTTAACCAACCCGCAGAATATAAGATAGTAGTTAAGGTTGCAAATGATTCTACCTCTGATACAATATCAACAGACTCAGTAATTAAATCAATAAACACCTTATATGGTTATTATGATTTAAATGGTTATTATGTAGATAATACTACAAGTTTAACTAAGTTACAAGGAGATACAACTGAAAATAGTAATACAATTACATTTCCTACAAATTCAGGTGGGGTTGCTAATGTAGCAACAATAACCGTAGGCTCAGAATTATTCAATAGTAATGGTGTTAGTTTAGGTCTTGTTACCGCAAAACCCACANCANCNACTGTTACAGTTGCAGATGCTTCTAATCATACAGCAGCAATATATGTCTCACAACCTAAAGAAGCATTTTATACAGAACAATTATTCAAAATATCTTGTGTTTATAATAGGGGTGGTAGTATAGATATTTATCTAAATAACTCTTTAATTAAATCTCAAGATTTATCTAATGTATCAACATTTGCATTTAAAGCCGATGATGCTTTTATTGGTAAAGATGGTACTAATTCTAACACACAATTTATGGGTGAATTATATGAGACAGCATTGTTCAAGGGTAATACTCCATCTCAACCATTAAATACACTATCTCCTAGTTATAGCAATATACTATTTTATTATACATTTGGTGAGTGAATATGGCTGTTAGCGGGAGAATGATATTACCTTTGAATGTTGGAGTAGTAGAATCCACATTTGAAACTGCCTTTGGTAGTAATAACATATACACTTTAAGAGGTAATTCTACTTGTAGAGCAAATGCATACAAAGAAGTATCAGTTAACCCTACACTACTTACACTAGGATTAGAAAATGAAACAGATTACGTTAGTACAGATGGTGGGAATCCTCCTATTGCATCAGCAATGTTTACTGAAATAAGACAAGGTTCACATTCAGATGGAATATCAGTACAATGTGCTAGTAGCATTCAAAATAGATTACTACCCACAGCATCAACTTCGTTATCTACTTATGCTACTAATAAAGAAAATACCCCTTCTTACAAGGTAAAAATATATGACTCCCACCAAACAACTACATCTGTAAATAGAAAGGCTACATACTCTACCTCATCAGATACTCCTGATAGTAATATTGGTTTAGATATAGAAAATAGAGATTATTTTATTCTCTTAAATCCTGATATATACGACCATACTGCAAGAGAAGATGCGGTTAGACCTCACTTTGCTAAAATTACTAGGATAGTTACATTCGATGAGTTTGGTGATGGGGTTGAATTTGAACCTAAATATACAGGTGTTATACCTAAAGGAACTAATTTTGAAATATACAAAGGAGCATTAAAAAGTGAAGATGATATAGTTGCAGTTAGTTATGGTCTTAGAGGTGATACTTCTGCTTCAACGGATAAATATGATAAGATAAGTATAGTCAATACCCCTACATTTTACTTTTATAATGATAGATTAGAAGTAGAAAATCAATTAGATTATAATGAAAAATATACTTTAACTTCCGTTAGATATTGGGGTTCTCAATCAATAACATTAACAAGTACCGTAGGTAATTTAGCACAATATGAAGAAGGTTCGACTAGTAAATATTATGTATTAAACCAAACTGACCATAATAAATTAACTGAAGGAATGTCTATTTTTAATGGGACAAATTATTTAGGTAATATAGAATCTAAATATGTAAATGACCCTTTTGGCACAATATCATATAGAATATATTTAGATTATGCAAGACAGAGTATTACTGCGACTGGTAGTACTACTACGGTGACAATAGGTACAACTATACAGAATGTAGTATTCAAAACAGAAAGAAAATATGACAACACTATACAAAACTTAGGTAGAGACAAATTAGATGCTATATTAGTTGATAATAATATGGTTACAGATGACGCTGATAGTAATATAGACCCTATATTTTGGCATAAAACATTTCCTAAAATGAAAAGACATACTGAAGATAGTAGTAGTGTAACTGCTAATACTATTGATGGTAAAATGAATGGTGCTGCTAAGTATATTACATGGGAAAGTGCTGCATTAAAAAATGATAAAATACCAATTTCACTAGATACTTTAGTTAATAGTCCTCAAAATAAAATGACTAAATTGGCTAGAATTACTTCATTAGATAACTCAGGCATTCACCATCTAAAATATAAACAAGATGATAAAATGGTAGTTAGAAACGGTCTTTATGGTAGTTCAATGAAAATGGTTCTATTGCCTCATAAGGTGACTACATCATCCTCTAAATTAGCCTTTAATAATAAGTCTACTCAAGATGTATCTGTTGGTTGGGATTATGATTATACTGCTATTTTAGGTGCTAATTCTATAATATTAATAGGTGATTATTATTATAGAGTAAATGCAGTAGAT